CTGCCTACCACGCGGCACTCGAGTCGAGTTCCTATGGGAAGACCTGTTCCAAGCAGACAAGGCTTCCCGAATTATGATGTGGAAAACCGCGATTGACGCCGGTATCGTAACCGCCGAATACGCTGCAACCAAGGAGGGTTTCCAAGCCTAATGGACATTGAAACACGCGACATCGAGTTGCGCCTAGACGCTGTAGAAGAGCGAACCATCACCGGTATTGCTGTTCCATTCAACCAGGACACTAACATCGGCGGTTCATACATCGAACGATTCGCCCCTGGTTCTATTGAAGACATCACCGATGTGAAGCTCTTCTACGGCCACGAGACACCTATCGGCGTAGTAACGGCCGGGCGTGAGACCGACGAGGGTTTCGAGATCACCGCAAAGGTCTCCGACACTTCACTCGGTAACGATGTCCTAACCCTTATGCGCGATGGCGCACTAAACAAGTTCTCGGTTGGTTTTGTCCCTGTCGAACAGACACGCGACGGCCAAACGATTACACGCACCAAGGTCTCTCTCAAAGAGGTCTCGGTCGTGCCGTTCCCTGCCTACGCAGGGGCAAACATAACCGAAGTCCGCGAAGAACTCGAAGAGGTAACACTCGAAGAGCTACTAGAGGACATCCCTACCCCAACAATCGAAGGAGAGTCTATGTCAGAGAACATTGAACTCGATGTTCGTTCAGTACAGGATGAAGTTGCAGAACTTCGTCGCGTAGTTGAGTCGAGCGTTACCCCAGCAGTACCAGCCGCTCCTGGCTACATGGCTTATCGTTCATTCGGTGAGTTCGTTCAGGGCTACGCCAAAGGCGAGACCGCAGCAATCGAATTGGCTCGCGCCGCTTCGACCTCGGCCGACACTTTCGCAGCTCCTGGCTACCTTGGCTACATCAACAAGCTAATCGAATCAAACAGACCATCGTGGAATGTTTGGTCAAAGGCTGTTCTTCCAGCAACCGGCATGACCGTCGAGTACGCAGCGATCACCGCTAACACTCTCGCAGTCGGCGAGCAGGACCCAGAGAACGAAGCACTTTCGTTCGGCAACCTAACCATCGACAATGTTTCGGCAGCAGTCAAGACCTACGGCGGTTACACGACCGTTTCAAAGCAGGCCATCTTGCGCGGTTCTGTTGACTACACCGGCATCGTTTTCGACGCTCTAGCAATCGCTTACGCAAACGCTACGAACACCGCCGCAAAGGCTGCAATCGCTGCCCTTGACTTCACCGGCAAGACCATGGACCTAGACGGCGGAACCGCTGCTTCGGTCATCGAGGGTCTAATCGATGGTGTCAAGTACATCAAGAGCAACTCGGGCCTAAACGCAGAGTTCATCCTTTGCTCGGCTGACTCGTACAAGTACTTCATGAAGATTGCTGACTCCAGCGGTCGCCCAATCGTGAATGTAAACAACGACGGCTCGAACACCTTTGCTACCGCCAACAACGACCTAACCGGTTCAATCTGGGGCATCCCAGTAGTTGTTGACCCAAGCCTAGGCACCGGACTTGCTTACCTAGCAAACAGCCGCGCCCTCCAGGTTGTCGAGTCAAACGGCTCGGGAACTCGCCTGACTGACACCGATGTATCGACCTTGACCGACACGCTATCCCTTTACGGATTCGCTGCGATCACCGTTCCATTCGCATCGGCAATCGTCAAGCTCGATGTAACCGCTTAGTAGGTTTCTGATGGCTGTCTCGGTGGAAGAGTTCCGCGCTTATGTTGGCACTAAGGAAGTATCGTCTTTTGTTGACGACTGCCTTGACGCTGGCCTTGCGCTAGTAACTAGATACATCGGATCGTTCACTAATGTACCTGCGTACATCAAGGACCAATCCGTTCTAATTACTGCTTCGGAACTCTTTCACCGCAGACAAGCACCGGGCGGCGTAACCCAATTTGCCGACATGAGTGGCTCTGCTGTTCGCGTCGGTAAAGACCCAATGGCTGCGGCTTACGAGCTGCTAAGGCCGTATGTCGGGTTTGCTGTATAACCATGGCCAACGAAATCACCACGAGCAAGGCAGAGTTCGCGCTCGTCTTGCAGGATGCCGGGCTGGATGTATTCCCATATGTTCCAAACCGAATCATTCCGCCAGTCGTGGTTATGCGCCATGGTAGCCCTTACCTAGAACCATCTAGCCTAGGCAACGAATACAGCCTCGGATTAGAGCTTGTAATTCTTGCAGCACCGGCAGTCAACGAGTTGGCGACCGAGTTGCTCGATGAAGCAATCCAAACCCTGCTAAACGCTTTGCCAAACTACGCCCTATTGGGTTCTGTTTCGCAACCGCAAATCTTCACCGAGAACGCCGCCGAATACCTCGGCGCAACAATCTCAATCACACTAGACATCACACTCTAAGAAAGGTTCCGACTATGCCGGCCTCAACCAGAATCAAAGCAACAAACATTGTTTTCAAAATCAACACAACCGACTACGCTTGCGACGCAACCATGGTCGAACTTAGCCTTGGCGACGCTCCTGGCGATGTCCAGACCTTTTGCGAGGTTCGCGTAGGCGGCGAGTGGTCGCTACAGCTCGAGGGAATTGTCTCGGGAGACGCAGCATCGCTGTACCAGATCCTATGGGCTAACTTCGGCACCGAGGTTGCATTCACCATCGCACCTGGAGGCAACGCCACGCCAACGACCGCACTACCTCACTACACCGGAACCGTTATCTTCGACGAGCTGCCGCCGCTATCTTTGGCAACCAACGAGATCGCAAAGTTCTCTGTAACCCTATCGGTCAAGTCTGCTGTTCACACCCCATCGGCCACGCCTCCTGTTTACTACGGCGTTACCAAGAAGACCTCAGCCTAACCAAAAGTCATGGCTGACAACTCGGGCAGTATCCAAGTCGAGGGTCTTAAGGCAATCAATAGAAGTCTTAAGGCCCTTGGCGAAGATACAAGCGTTTTGGCAGATGCAAACTACGATGCCGCTAATCAGCTGCTTCGAGCTTCATTGCCGTTAGTGCCAGTCAGAACTGGAGCGCTTAAAGGTTCCTTGAAAGCCAGCAAGACAAAAGCGGCTTCGGTGGTTCGCGGTGGCTCCACGAGAGTACCTTACGCTGCACCTATTCACTGGGGTTGGTTTAGGGACAAGAACACCGGGAAGAACAAGAACATACTTCCTAACCCATTCTTGGCAAAGGCGCTAAAATATACTCGAGAAGAAATCTTGGCTAACTATCAGCGGAACATGGAATCTCTAATAAAAAAACACAACCTCTAAGAATAAGGACAAAGAATGTTTAACTTCGACGAATTGACCCTCGACGACATTGAGACAATCGAGCAACTGACCGGTTCACCTATCGAACTAATCGCTGCCGATAACCAACCTAAAGGCAAAACTCTCAAAGTTCTCATCTGGGTAATGAAGCGCAGAACCGACCCAAGTTTCACCATTGAACAAGCCGGCCAGTTATCTTTCAAAGACGCTGTTGCCATGTTCGAGGGTGAAGCTGAAGAAAAAAAAGACTAAGAGAGGATCAGGCGCGCCGCATGGCGCTCTTTTGTACCCTCACCAAGATGTCTCCTAGCGAGTTTCGCAAGTTGACTTTGGTGGAGTATGTGCAATTCATTCAAGTAATGGAAGAGCGTAACGGAACAGCCGGGAACGACGAATGGCCGCAAATCTAGTCTTCAAACTTCTTACAGACAATTCAAATCTGAAGAGAGGTATTGGCAACGCCAAGAAAGAGCTGTCAGGCTTAGACAAGGCAACCAAGCAGATCTCTTCAAGCATGACTAAGGCGCTGGGCGCTGTCGGTCTCGGTCTAGGTCTCGGTCAACTGGTCTCTGGTTTGAAAGATGCTGCTAAAGCTGCGGTTCAAGATTCTAAGGCCCAGGCTGTTTTGGCTGCTTCGATGGTCAACACCATCGGCGCTAACGCAGAACAGATAAAGTCAACCGAAGCGTTCATCAAGTCCTTAGAACTCAAAACCTCGATTCTCGACGACAAACTCCGCCCGAGTTATGCGCTGTTGCTGCGCTCTACTCAAGACCTTGCCCAAAGCGAGCGTTTATTGACCCTAGCAACCGATGTCTCGGCAGGTTCGGGCAAAGACCTAGCCTCGGTTTCTTCGGCCATTGCAAAGGCGTACAACGGCCAATTTACCTCACTAAATAAACTCATCCCGGGCATCACCGCCGCAGAAGACCCTATCGCCGAACTCGAGCGCCGTTTCTCTGGCCTAGCCGAAACAGCTGCAAACAACGACCCATTCGCTCGTATGCAAGTCATCTTTGCAAACATCCAAGAAGAGCTTGGAACCTACCTCCTGCCTTACCTAGAGCAATTCGCTAACTACCTAGCCAGCCCAGAGGGTACAAAGCAACTAGAAGAGATTGTAAAGTTTCTAGGCGAGATGATTATGGGTTTCGGTCAGGTAGTTGACTGGATCCAAAAGAATGTAGATAAAATCTTCCTGTTGGTTCAGGGCCTTGGCGCTTTGCGTTTAGCCTGGGGACTAATCCAAATTGCTGTAGTAACTTACACAGCCGGAACTATGACCGCAGTTGGAGCGACACACGCACTAAAGGCTGCTCTGATCTCTACAGGTATTGGCGCAATCATTGTCGGCTTGGGAAGCCTTGCCTCGATGTTTGTATCCACAACGGCTGAAACCGAAGAAGCAACCCTTGCAATGGATGAATACAAGGATGCCGTTACTGGTGTAGTCGAGAAGTTGAAAGACCTACCGACCTCTAACACTAATGACTCGCTAACTAAACCTCTGAACCCAAGGCCGGGCGAGACTTACACCTGGTTCAACTATTCAGACCGCGAAAACCCTGAAATTGCTACTTGGTGGACTCAAACTTGGACTGGTAAAGAGTGGACCAAAGCCAAGCCAATGACTTACAGCTCGAACGCCAAGGTTGGTGGCAAGAAGCCAGGAGCAAGTGGCGAGACCGCTGCCGAGCGCATCGCCAAAATGACTGACAAAGTTAAGGCTGCTGGAGCCAAGTTCCGCGACGCACTAGACCTTTCATCGAACCTCAATGAGACTGGCGATGTTTTCAATGTCGAATCAGCCCTTGCCAAGGTCCGTAAAGTCGTCGATGCGGCCAAGAAACTTCCAGCGCTTCTGCAAAGACTTCGCGCTAAGGGCGCAAGCCCGGCAATGCTTACAGACATCTTTGACCTAGGTCCTATCGGTGGCGTGGCTACCGCTTCGGC